ACGCTTCAAGTACCATTCAGCCTTTTTTAGGTCTTCAATGGGCTTGCCTTTATGACGATACCGCCATAAATACTTTAATATTACTCCTTGTAAGTAATATTGGTATCCTTCTGCCGTTACTTCCCTAATTGCCTCAATACACTCAATCCTTGATTTTGTGTAATGTGTCGGACTATTAACAGCATCTGCTTTTTCTTTCTTACCAAACATATCTAATTGCGCCATAACTAATGCACCTTTACTTCATTATCAGTATTTTCAAAACTTTTTCTACCATAGTTAAGGACGGATTCCAAATCAGAAGTTACATGATATGCCATTCCTCTTGTGAGCAGGGCATAAAATGCTATGTCATCTCTAGTTAAAATAGTCTTATCCATATGATGATATATTTCTACTAGAAATCCACCTTTTTCTTCGTGACGTACAACAACAGCAGAGTCGCCTGCATACAGTTTTATATCTTCTTCTTTTGGCATAATGTCAACTCCATAAAATATTCTGCATCTACTATGGCCAATGGCTTTTGGCGATTCATCTTTATAATAACTAAAGGTTCACCACCACTTGTATGGTCTATTGCCTGCTCATAATAATTATATATTGTTTTTGTTCTTTCCGTATTTTTACATTCAATATCAAATGGAAATAACTTTTGCGCTAAAGTTGATAACTGCACATCAACCCCATTCACTCCCATAGGTGTTGACTTAACATCTAAAGGGGAAAGAACGGGAAATAAAGATAGAATTTTTTCAACTACCCACGTCTGCAATTTTCTTCCCTTTGCTTTTGCTGACCTTGTTGACATCGGCTTTTTCTTTTTCAAGGCTGATTTCAATGATGTTTTTTGCGGGGATGACAATTTCTTGGTTTTCCGTCGTAATTGTGGGGAACGCGTAGTTGTTGTCGAGCTGGGCGTAGAACTTAGATGCTTCTTCCTCTGTAACGATACAAACTTTTGTATTGGGGTCGGCATCATTTGTTCCTTTGTACGTTATTGTTAGTTTCATTCCATTTGGGGTCGATTGAGGTGTACCAGACCCACTTTGGATTTTTTCCTTTGCTTGAGAGTTGTCTTCTGAACTCAAGATTTTCCCAACAGTCGTGTTTGAAGGAACAATAACTGCATTCAATGCCCAAGGAGCGGTTTCCTGTAGGTTTTCCATAATAAACTTCTTCATTGTCGGTGAAACACCGCTTAAAAGGTCTTTCATCAAGTAGTGCTGTGCTTGCATTGTATATTTTAGCATATATTTCTTTCCTCTCTTTATTATCAGTCACTGCATCAGTAAATGCTATTTCTCCCGTTGCTTTGTTTAGCGCAATCCAACCTTTAAAAGGTTTATTAGCCGCCATACCATATCCATGGCCTTGTGAAATGTAGCCAAATGAGTCTGACTCTTTTATTTTACTATAGCCATTATCTGCATTAAACTTATGCACAAAAGCAAAAGGAGATACAGTCTTTATATCGTATATCCCATCGTCAAGTTCAATATCATATTCACCTTCAATTACTTTATCTCCTACTCCTAATGAAACTTTTTGATGGTGGTTTTTAACTTCTATATTTGCACCCTTTAACAGAGTAATGATTAATGCTTCAAGGATATCCCCAATCATCATACGAATAGCAAAGTCATAGGATGGTTTTTCAGGTTTAGCCCCTTTAGCCTGCATCTGTAATTGGCACAAAGGTTTTCCTACATTACTCATTCGTAATGTAAAATCTCTATCTCTTTTAGTAAAGTGTTTTTCTAGTCCTTTTCTAGCTAATTCAGAAAATTCGTCAAGCAAATGAGAAGGCATTTCTGCCTTCCCATCTACCACCTTACTTAAATAAGAGACTAGTGAAGCTTCTTTTACGTTCATTTCCCGATATCATCCAAGTCATCATTGAGAGCATCATCCACATCAATAATTTCAGGTTCACCGGGGGTTGATGAATTTGCTTTCTTCATTAATGCTTTATCATATGCTTTCATAACTTGGGTATTCTCGTTATCAACGTAATCACAAAATGCTTTAAGTAAGTCATTATCGTCAGCTTCAAAAGAAAGAGGACCTTCCTGTACTTTGAAATTGCTAACATAATAAATTACGCCACCATTCTTCTTTTTTTCAAGACCACTTCTCAATGTATAAAATAGAAAAGGTTTCTTTTGAGCAGAAAGTGAGTCCATGGCATCCGAAATTGTCATGAAATTACTTCCTCTTGCTCTCCATAGACACGGAATGTTAGAAGCTTCAACCTTATTCCCGTCTACATCAACGGCATCTATAAATGTTACTTTTCCAAATAACATTCTAAAACACCGAATGCTTTTTTGTTTTAATGCCTGCTCGCCACTCAAGCCTTCTCGCTTTGCATATGGTACAGACCCACAACGCGTAGTTCCTAACATATCGGGAACTTCCGTTTGCGGAAACAAATTTTGTGCAAGGATAGACTTGTTAGCCATTTCTTCAGCTTCTTCATCCCAATGGGTATATTGATATCGCTGTAAAAATACCTGAAAATCTATTTCTTTTGCGAACACAGGACCATTTTCTGTATTAACAGTCCATGAGCCTACAGGTAAAGGTCGTTCGTTATCATCTTCAGAATTATAATTAATCCTTAAAAATGATAAGCCTGCATTTGGAGTATTTTGTACCTCATGCTGTCCTATTACTGTTGCTATTTGTTCAAAACTGATTTCTGAGTTTATTGTCGGTAGTGTTTGTGTTGTCATAATTGACCTCCTTTGTGAACACTCTTTTTACTATATCTTAGACATTATGTCAAGCTATAATTCTTCATATTTAACCAATTATTTCCTATTTCTAAATCAACTTCAAGTGGTATATCCCATTTAACATTGTATAGTTCTTCAAACTTTTGTGAAACTTTCGTCATTGATTCATACATCATGGTTGCTATCTGCTTTTCCTCTCCCGGAAATACATCAATTACAACTGAGTCATGGACCGTATTAATGATGACAGACGTGCTTTTGCTATTCGTAAGTCTTGAATGTAAATCAACCAATGCAAGTGGAACAACACAACCGCCTGCGACTCCCTGCACGGGGTAGTTCTTAATAGATGGTGCATTAGTTGCAGACCCGTTCGACATACGTTTAGTATCGGGAAAAGCAAATTGTTGACCAGTATATAGACGTACAATACCATTTGAAATAGCTTCAGTTTGTAAAGAATCGTGCCACTCTCTAAGTTTAGGATACTTATCCACAAAAGCCTTGTAATAGGCCATTTCATTTGGTGTCCCTGAAAACCCCCCGTACAACGGCTTAAAAGTATGTGCCTTTGCTGCAGTGCGTTCTTCTTTTGTAATATCCATTTCATCTTTTCCAAATATAATTGATGCGGTATATTTGTGAACATCTTGGCCCTCCAAAATATCTTTTTTCATCTTTTCGTCGCCACATAATTGGGCGGCAACTCTAAATTCCAGCTGACTGTAATCTGCCTGCATTATCTGTCCCTTTTCAAATCTAGATACAACAACTGCACGAACTGGAAAAGTAGTTCCTCTTGGCTGGTTCTGAAAGTTAGGGTCAGAGGAAGATAATCGTGTTGTTCTTGTAACACATTGATTAAATTTAGGATGTAGAACACCATTACTACGAGTATTACGGGAAATTCCCCCTACAAAACTAGATAAATACACATCAACAGCATTTAGGCGAACTGCAGATGTCAAAAATTTGACAGCATTGTGATTTCCGTTGTGTTTAGCGACCGCCAAAAGTCGTATTAATGTATGTTTATCTGTGGCAAATCCATTAGCAGATACATCTTTAATGTCTCTAGGGTTCATATGCAACCCACCAACTTTGTGAAGTGGGATTAATACATATCCTCGCCCACTGCACGGCTTACATTTAGTGGGATTCTTCCAACGTGTCCCATCTTTTTTTATCTTGTGAATACTTCCCTTTCCAAAACATTGTGTACATTGTCGCGCTTTAGTTTTAAATACACGACTTGATAGCATTCTGACAGATTTCACAAAATGTGAAGTAGACATACGGGGTCGCAATAAAGGTTTTCCTTTATCATTCAGTCCAATATTAAAATGCCTCGCCCATTCTTTCTTGTCTTTTACTTTTCTAGAATAGATTAACTGCCCAACTTGTTCCGGTGATGCAAAATTAATAGGGGTATCGCCCATAACTTCTACGGCAACATCTTGTAGAGCCAGCTCTAACTCTTCTTTTTCCTTTTCATAATCAACTTTAACTTTGTGAAGTTGCTCAAAATCTATTTTGATTCCATTACGTTCTATATTAGCAAGTACAATAAGAAATGCATTCATTAATTTTAAATGTTTTGATAAATCAAAGTATGATGGCTTTTTGTAAAGACGTTGTTGCTCTGCATATAGTTCAAAAGTGGATACAATATCTCCTAATCCATACTCTTCAACTGTTTCCATTGGAATAACATCAAAACCTTTGCCATCTTTTAAGTAATCTTCTACAAGTTGTGACTTTTTAAGGGTTATATTTCTTCTTTCACAACAATCTGCCAAACTTATGCCCCATTTCTGCCCCCTTAACAACATATATTCGCCCAACATAGTGTCATATACCTCACCACTATACTTAAATCCAGTTTCCCAGAGCCACATAAGGTCAAATTTTATATTATGCCCTATTAACAAGGTTGTTGTGTCAAGAACTTTTTGTACTTCTTGTGAAGCCGCCTGTGTTTCAAAAGTTTTATCCTTGTGATAAAACCATAAAAACTTGGGTTTTTGTGAATTTTGTGAATATTGCACAGATACTAATTTGTTATCAGGGCAAAATGGTGAAGGGTCGCTACGTTTATTTTCGCCAATCACAAAAGTTGTTTCTACATCTAATACGGTAATCATACTGTGTACCTGCTCAAATCTGTATTTAAATTACATACTATATTGCCATGAAATCCTGTCAACTTATTTTTAGATATTGTGAGATATCTGCGGCTATCTTCATTATCAGTCACATCAGATTTACCTATACCAACAATTAAATCAGCTTCAGCGGCTTTACCCGTTTTACTATTCTCCATCATAGCATAAGTAACATTGGTTCTAGCTTCAGCATCTGCACTCGCTTGACTTATGCCAATTCCAAAGACATCTCTTCTTTTACAAACTTCTCTAAATTTTGTGTATATTTCCCGTAATTTTTCGTCTGTTCTTGCAAACGCGCCCATGACATTAAGTTTGTCTAGCTGGTCAATAATAATTATGTGAGGTTTTTTGTCGGCACAATACTTATCTAGCCATTCTATAGATGCATCTACATTATCAAGCATTGTGAGATTAGCCGAGATTTCAGAGAACTTTTCTCTAGCTTGCTTTCTATGCATGAATATAGCATCATTGTCAAAACCTGTATACGCAGATACAGCACGTAGCATTGTTCTTCTTGCTGGTTCTTCATTAGTAATAATGTGAACATCTGCCCCTTGGCAACAAAACCCATTAGGTGATGCAACAAGGGAAACATAGAAAGCAGTTTTACCTATTTCCGGCCTAGCAAAAGCAATCATAAATTCTCCTGCTTTACCACCACGTACAACTTTACTTAGACTTGGTATGTTAAAATGCCAGCACTCTTCATTTTCTGCAAACTGAAGCAATGTGTCTAAGTCTGTAGGTACAGGCTCAATGTCATCTTGTGGTACAAAACCTTCTTCAGATTTTTCTACAAGACGTCTTACTTCCGTTATTTTTTCTGGTGAACCTTCCATAATAGCCAAGCCCATATCAGCTATGTTTCGCCCAATCTCCTGTTGCCACATACGTTGAAGTACATCTTTGGCAACATCTTGACCAATGCTGGAAAGTTTGTGAATGTCGGTGAGCATATCTGAAACCACTTCGTACTTCGCACGCGTAGTGGTTGGGTTGTGAACTTTGAACAGTTCACGAACTTCAGATACAGTTAAATCTCGGTTATACTCTTTATGCCCTGTTACAATGGTGTCATACAAGTCAGACAGTTCTGACGGAAACATAGAACGTAAGACACGATTTTTATTCTCTTCATAAAAATCTTTTTGCAACAAAAGCTTTATCAGCTGTTGTTCAATATTAATTTTTTAATCTCCTGTGACCTAAAATATTTTAAATCATCTTTAATCCTTATTACATTACTAGGTACAAGATAACATAGATACTTCTGTATGTCAAGCGACTTTCTAGTCGCATCAGGGTCAAGGCAAATGTGAACTTTGTGAAATTTTTTGAGGAATGTGAGGTTGGCATCTTTTAAATTAGTACCAAGCAAAGCAACTCCTGTGAATAGCTGAGAGACTGCACAAGCACTCGCGGCATCTTCTACAAGAATAGCATCTTGTGAATCACCGCACGTAAAAAGATTTGACGATTTGCCATATCTATACCATTTTGGTTTTACTTTATAATTTAAACTTCTACCTATTGCATCAACTATGTGAACTCCGTCCTTTACAATAAACACAACTCTATCTTGTTTTGGGTCATACATTATTTTGGCTAGGCGATTTTCGTACGCGTCTATACAATTATTGCTTTTAAGATAACGCAACGCTCTTTCATTATTTGTGACTGATGTGAAATAATCCGGGATTACAAAATCATGATAGAAGTCAGAATGATAGTTTTGCAACTTTTCCACGATATCTGATTTTGTTCTTGTTGTTTCTTTTGTTCCTCTTATTTTACAATTAGCTTTGTAGCAATTCCATAAAAGTCTTCCTTGCGTTTTAGATAATGTAAAAGTGTTTCTTCCCCCACACATAGGACAATTTGTCCTAAATGACAATCCTTCATCAGGAGAATGTTGTAAAATGAATTTATCAAGATTAACCATATGGTGTACCCCCTCGGCAATTGGCTTGCTTATAGCATATAGAAATTAGTCTGTCAAGTAAAAAAATCCCCCACCTGCCAAAGCAGATGAGG